ACCTCTAGTAGCCCTCGCTTAGGGTTTTCTTGGTCGATAATCTTGTGGTAGTACAGACGACCGTCAATATACCAACGACGGAATATATCATGCCCGTACCAGTTAAAATTCAGTAGCTTGATAATATACTCAAACTCTTCACGAATCATGTCCTTGATCTTGTCAGACTGTTCTAGATCGTCCAAGGAAATAGAAACTGGATACGAGTCTTCGTCCGATACAATTGATTCGTTTACAATGTCTTCGATAGCCGAGTCACACTCAGGTTGTTGAGCAATGTCTCGGTACTTTAGAATCAGGTCACGTTCAGTCCGAGCCGAAGTGCCTTCCATGTCAACATATGAACCAAAATAACCACCTGCATTGACAACGTACCCCTCACCGTCTTCTGTAGATGGAGGAACAAACGATGCACGTTTCTTTTCTTCCTTCTCGTTCTCTTTGCGCTTGATTTCAAACCCAAAGACCGAGAAAGTTCCGTTGTCATTGTTATTTTTTTCAATAGTTGCCATTTAAAAACCTCAATAGAATACAGCGCAAAAGGAAATATATCCCTCTGCGCTGTATTTATACTTCATTAACTGGTTGTGCTCGCATCCCAATATTGTATTTGCATCTCTACGGTAAATTCCTCAATTGCATTTTCGTTGTCATACGACACATCAATTGCAGAGAGGCTAGTAGGAAAGCAACCACGCAGGAAATACGACTTGACGATCAGACCAGACTTATCGAGTTGTTCGATAATAACGTCTGACTGATAATCAGTTGGGTTAGTAAGACCCGTGTTGGTGCGATTTTGATTGATACCATTCATCCAACGCTCAAATGCATTACGAACCGCAAAGTTCGTATCATTGATGATTGTCAGAGTTACAGGTTCAAAGGTACGATCGCCCGCAATCTGTACCTGACGACCACGAAAGGGAACCGTAACAGTTCCAACCGTAGAGGCAGGTAAAGATGCGCCCTTGCACATGAACGAGGTCAACTCAACGTCACCTGCCGCATATGCAGGGAAGTTTACAGTTGCCTTGAACAGGTTGGCACGAGCACCACCACCGGATAGTTTTGCTTTGAAATCGTCTACGCCTAAAACAGCCATTTCGATTCTCCTTATTGTCCAACGATTTCAGAGAACTCAACACCAGTACGAGTTGCAATGAAATTCAGGGTGATAAAATTGATCGAACGAGCTGGTTTCACATAAATGTCGGCGACAAAGCGATTCGAGTCGACGACCTCTGGGGTGTTGTTGGTATCATTGCAGATAACTGCAAAGTCAGTAATACCACGACGACCCAAGACATCCCGCAGGAATGGCTCGACCAAGTTACGGAACTGCGCCTGAGTGAACTCGTCGTTGAACTCAAACAACTGGAACTTAGCCGCCGTAGCAACTGCTTTTTCCAGAGTGATAAAGAGACGACGAACATTGATTCGATCAAATGCCGAAGGTTTAGCCAATGCGGTCTTGTCGCCATAGAGGACAATACCCTCGCCCGGAAACGCCACAATTGGGTTGACTCGTGCCTTGTACAGCGTGTCACGATCGCCTTTCTTGGGGTTCAGGGCAATCTTGGTAACACCACGAAGTTGACCACGAGTAAAGCCAGCAGGTGAGAACCACGGATCAGAAACCGAATCCGTAAAGGCACAAACACCAGCCACTGCACCAGAAGCCACGATCCAACGGAACTTGTCGTTGTACTTGTCATACACATACAGAGCAGTTGAATCCAAGACTGCATATGAAGACGATGTAATACCGTCTGCCCAGTCTTTAACATCGCTTACGGCAGTAACATTGTTAACCGTATCGGCAATGGCGGGTGACAAGAAAACCACAACATCTTTGCGGGATTCTGCAATGTTGATCATTGCTTTAGCGTACGAGATAGCATCAGCTTCTCCAACTTCTGCGCCAATGAGTAGGTTTACATCAACAGTTTCTGCATCGCCAAAGAGGTCGTATGCCGTACTAAGTTCTCCTGAAGTAACGCCCGTTGTACCGTCTACTCCACCTGAAAAAGAATAAACGATGGGTGCATCAACAGTCTCGAAACCTGCTGAACCAGCAGTAGCAACAGTTTTACCTGCATCGGTCAGCGAAGCGTCATGAGTACCAAACCAAACGTACTTAGACGAACGATTGATGACATCGACATAGTAGTTCGATGATCCGTCTGGACGACGAGCATCGGATGCTTGCGACAAGCCTTGGAAGATTTCGAGTACTTCGCCTTCGCTACCAGTCCATTCACCACCTTCGTCGACAACAACGATATGTAGTTCGTCGCCATTAAGAATGTCGCCATCAGTGTTTTTGACTAAATTATCGCCCGTCAAACCACGATCTTCGGCAAACTCGGTAACTCCGGGAGCAAAGTCAAACAAGTCTCTGTAGTCTTTAAATTCAGAAACATCGTCGCCAGAAGTGTCGAGTACTGGGTTGAAAGCGGTAGCATTGGTACAAACTACAACCTTCAGGCTGTTACCTAGTTTTTCGCTTGGATACTTGGCAATAAACTCTGCTGTGAAGGTCTTGGTGGGATCGTCATAATCGTCGGAGTTTTTGACTAGAACGTCATTGTCGCCATCCGAGTTGGCATTATTCATACCAGCTTGATTTGCACGAACCACTTTGAGTGCATTGGTGTACTGCAGGAACTGAGCCGCAGGCATAAAATACTTGTACGTGGTGTCATTGGGTCTGCCAAATAGACCGACTAAGTCTTTTTCCGAACTCACCGAAGTGATTTGCTCTACTGGACCCCAAGCGAATGCGCCTGCGATACCCCCGATAGAACTTGAAACTGCCGGAACAACATTAGTTAAATCTATTTCACGAACTTCAACACCGGGAGATACTTGAAAAGCCATTTGTTTTCTCCTTGTTGAAAACTATTGATGATGATATGATGGTCATAATACGATTTGTTTTTATCATGATATTATTTATAAATACCGAGTTTTCTCTCAGTACAGGCTACCCGAAGCAGGGTCAACACGCCATACATCACCACCTTCTACAACATATTCTTTATCTGGTTCAGGAACTCCGTCGTCATAGAAGCCAAATGGAGTCAGTTCATTCATCATGTCTTCTTCGCTTTTCTCACGTAACTTGGCTAACGTGTTAATATCAGTCAATTCTTTAAAGAATTTTTGATCAGAAAGCCAACCAAACAACACCAGTGTCATTACCAAGTCATCATGGCAACCTGATTCAGCTTCGTACGAATTGCCTTTGCGGGAAAAGGTAGATAGCTCAGAAATCGTATTCATATCACGAATAATCAATTGATCTTGCTCGATCATGAGCTTGACCATGTTGCAACCAATTGCCTTTACTGTCTTGGTTGTACGTATTCCGGGATCAGAAGATTTACCAAAGCCCGAAGATATTCGTTTTCCAACTCGACCTGCCGTTTCGGTGTACAAAACATTTTCATATTCATAGTCATCATGCAGAACTTCGGCTACTTGTTGACCGATGTCATTTATTTCAACCAAGACTGCGCATTCGTTGTACTTCTTACAAGTTTGAAATAACACCTCGGCATATTCAATCGGACTTATGGCATTATCTCTAAACACACAGACCTGCTCATATGGCATTTTAGTTATATCAAAAACCGTGAAAGCCGAGTAATCTAACCCCTTGCCACGAGAAACGTCCACTACACACACGTATCGTTTTTCCTTGTCTGGTCTGATGTACATGGAAATATGGTTTTTTTCCAGCACCGGAGTTTCAGGAAATAACGACTTGAGCTTTGAACCCTCGATAAGAGTACCAGAAGAGCCTTGGAACTCACACTCATACTCAGCCGCAAACTTTTGCAAATCCCCGTCTAGTGTTTCGAGTGCTTCCTTTTTCCATGCATCATCTCGACCCGGAACTCTATTCCACGGCACTTCAACATACGCAAACCCATTGGTTTTTTCTTTACCACCACGACATATTTTATAGAAGTGGTTCAGACCATTCGGAGTAGATGTATAAAGAACCTTGGTAGTAGTACCCGAAGAAATCGTAGGTAGAACCGATGCGGCAAACACATCCCAGTTTTCCACAAAAGCGGTTTCATCGATATAGAGGAGGTTTAGAGATTTTCCACGAACTGCTGAGGAAGATGTAGCCGCCGCAATAACTCTTGACCCATTCTCAAGTTCAACTGAACCCTTATTCCACTGAACTACTCCTTGTTGAAGCCAGTGCGGAAGTGATTCAAAGGCAATTTGAATACGATCTAAAATCTCACGAGCCGAGTCGCCTTTGTTTGCCAGCAGACCGACTCGTTTAAAGTCATTAAACAGAATATAGTGTAGAATAATAACTGTTGCCGTAGTGGTCTTACCTGCCTGACGAGAAGTAACCACAGTGGTACGACGATTATTCGTAAAGGCATGTATGATCTCTTTTTGGTATTCATACAGCGCAATTGTAACCAGACCACGGTCAACGTGAACAACCTTGACGTAATTTTCGGCAAAGTAAATCGGGTCATCTCTACATCGCACCCACTCTTGAACCATCTCAGGTGTCCAATCAATTGGAACATTGGCACCTTTGAGATTCGCATTACCA